TCAAAACGCCAAATCGGCGCCCACCTCCTGGTACTCGATTTCCTTTTCGTCGTGCCCCTCCTGATAGTGTTTCGTCATCTTCTCGTCTGCGTGGCCCATCAGTGCCTGGATATATTCCGTCGGGAAATTCTGCTGCTCGTAGAGCCATGAACCTAAAGCGCGGATCTCGTGAAAAGTGGGGCGCTCACCCTTCGGCACTTGGTCGTAGGCGTGCGCGGCGTCCCTCGCCTTGCTGAACTCCTTGGTCAGGTAGTCCGGTGTCACTGACGTCCAGTGGTCTTTTGCGTCGATCTGTTCTCGACGCCTGGCCTTTGGCTTGTAGTGGATCAGGTACGGCGATGCGATTGGCGAGCGCAGGCACTCACCGACAACTTCACGCAACGCCGCGCCCATGGTGATCTTCAAGTGGATCGGGTTGTCGTAGCCTTGCGTCTTCCCGGGCGAGACTGTCAGCGTGTTCTTGTCCATGTCGGCGGCTGACTTCAGCCAGGTAACGATATCCTCCCGGCGCTGAAGGCTGACCAAGGCCAGACGGATGGCTCGTTTCAGCCACGGTGGCGTGGTGGCGGCATCGATGATCTTCTTCAGCCCCTCCAGCGTGTGGCGCTGGCGCTTTTTCTCTGCCTCCTTCTTCACCAGCGTCAACTCGGCGTTGTTACGCTCGGCCAGGCCCTTGGCCACTGCGAACGCAAAGATCTGCACCCACAGCCCGCGGTGCTTCGTGTAGGCGTTGTTGCTGAATTGGTCGAGGTATTCGGCCATGGCCAGAACATCCAGTTGCCCGATGAGCCGATCGCCCAAGTCCTGCCGGTACCGCTCAAGCTTGAATTTGATTTCTTCCAGGGTGCGCGCGGCGTAGCCCTTGTCGACCAGCCATTCGTCCTCGAAGCGCTGCAGCAGGTTGCTCACGATCGGCAGTCGATCGCCGGTCAGCGCCGCGAGTAGCGAGCCATCGTCCACCACCAACTCCGCAAACTTCAGGTTCGCAGCCCTGGCTAGCTTGATTGCTTCCTCCAATGGGCGATTGATGCTGGTCATCACGCCGGTGATGGGGTTGCGGTACCGCCAATACTTACCGTTCGGGTAAAGATTCGGCGGCAGCTTTTTGTTTTTGAGCGTACGCGGCCGGGCTGCCATCAGCCGATCTCCAGCATTTTGGCCAGCAGCGGGTCATCCGACCCCATGATTGCTGCCTGCACATCGACGAAATACATCCCGCCCTTTACCTCTCCGATCACTTCGCCTTCCTCAATCCATTTTTTCAACTGCTGCAGGCTGGGCTTACCGCCGATGTACCGCAGCTTCCTGTATTCGCCTGCCTCCATGAGGCGCGGCAACTTGACCGTAATCTGGGCCAAAACTTTTGCCATGATGATGCTCCGCGCCGGGTGTCGGCAGAAGGTTTCAATGAATGGTCACGCTGTCCTGCCCTGGGGCGATCGCGCGAGCCTGTTGTTCGGTGCGTCGGCAGATGTGTTGGATCTTTCCGCCGCAGTCGGCGATGACCCACCAGAAGCCGCCGAAGCGGTGCGGGCCCTTGATGATCTTCGTGATGGTCATGGCGCACTTCCTTGCCTTGGTGACAGAGAGATATGAATAAGGGCGCACCGTTCGTCGGCCTTACCGCACGATGCGAAATTTGGTCAGCCGATGAATTACCCCGAATCGAGGTTTCTATGCGCTCATCAGTGCCCGACATGCCAAATGGCCGTGAGCTCATTGATGAGCTTGATTTAGCTACTTCTCGGATGATGGCCATTTCGGCCGATCTAATCGGAACCGTTGCTTGGCGGGAGGCTTCAGAGAGACAGCAACTCGCCTTCAAAAAATGGCGTGAGTACCTTCATCAAATGGCGGATGGTCGGGTCTGGGCCGAACCAGAAATGGCCGCATAGGATTTCAAAAACAGTTCAGTGGACAAATTGGCCGGATCGTATTCCCCGGACACCGGCGAACTCTTGTGTGGGGTAGGGGTTAGAGTTGTGGCGCGAGCAGGTCAGCAACCACTTCGCCGGTGTCGTGGAAGTACCAGTCGCTGTCGGTCAGGTTGTTGATCATGAAGGCGGCGAAGCTGTCGGCCGACATGTGCTTCATGATCCGTTCAAACTTCGGCGCCGGCCCTTTCCAGGTTGGCTCTGCGCCGACAAGGCGGGCGGCTGCCAGGTTATGGTGACCATCCAGTAGAACGCGGTAGTGCTTGCCGCGAATCTCCATCGTCACGGTCCTGACCACGAAGACCTTGAACGTGGCAGCCTTTCTGGCGATGACATCTCGGTTCAGATATCGCTGGCTGCTGATCAGCGGGGGCGAGCTCATGGCTTCCAACTCTTGCCCACGCGGAACACCATCATCAGGTTGTGATGGAGTGGCACTTTGAGGACGCTATCGAAAAACTCGCCCTTTCCAGATATGAACCCAGTAGGCACCTTGGTTCCTCCGGTGCCGAATTCTCGCCAGCATTCTTCGCCGCCGTTCTTGTCCCAGTAGGCGCGCTCGCGCTTTGGAATCTCATCGTAGGTTTTTTCGAACACGGAGAGATCCGGGATATCACAGATCCGGCGCCATGCGGGATGGCGCTTGCACCAGTCGGCAGCATGCTGAGAAGCTTGCTCGGCAGAGTAAAATTCTTTGATTTTTTGTTCGGTCATCACCGCGGCCCCTTGTAGCAGTACACGTAGGCGAACCAGGCGAGGGCGATCATCAGTACGCACTCCAATTCATCTGTTTAAAGTAATCGCCACCCTCGCAGATGTGGGGAAGCGCTGGCGGCGTAGTGATGCGATTGATCTCGGCCAGGGCAGTCTTCGCGCGCTGGAAGGCATGCTCGGTATGCCTGAGCTGCCAGCGCTTGCGGATTCGGTAGGAGTTGAACGCCTCCTCACGGGTGGGGTAGCAGAACTTCTTCCCACCGGCATATTTGAGAATTCGCTTTCTTGTGTTCTTGAGCGCCTCGGCATAGAAACTGTTGGTCATCAGGTAGTTCTGGGCTTCAGGGATCACATACCAGCACTGCGGTGTTTCGCCGCAAACGAGCCACTTTTCACAGCGTATGGTCACGCCTTCGGGCCCGATCTCATCGACATAGCGATAGTGGTCCGGCCGACCCTTGTTCATTTCTTCAGGCATAGCGATTCCTTTGCCGCTATAGCGGCTGACTTTGAAGGGGGAGGGAGTTCGCCGATTCGGCTACTATCGAGCGAGTCGACATTCGTAGGGACACGCAAATGCTTAACGATACGGATTCCGTGGGAGATACGTTCAAGCGGGCTTTCTATCGCGTGGACGGTGTAACGATGTACGTCTTTTGGGCGATCTGGGTGGGAATGTCTGCCTGGGCGATTTTTGATACCCAAGCATCGAAAATAGAAGTGATCGTCAAGTTGATGATTGGCTTGCTCAACCCATTCCTTTATGTACTGCAGGGACTTATTCGGATGCCTGGCCTGTTAAGCGCGCTGATCATTGCTGCGATAAACGCCCGGTTTCTGTTCGTTCACTTCTGAGGGCTATGCGCGGTCAGCTCATCAATCCGCTGATCCGCTGCATTCAGGCGCAGCTGCAGGGCGTCACGCTCAGCGACAACCCGGTCGAAAGTCTCGCCTAGCACATACTGCACCGGCTGGTGGCCGCACTCGCAATCAGGCCAAGGGTTGTCCTCTGCCCAGGTCCTGCCGTCGCCCTCAGCCTCGCAGGCCGGGCCGAGATAAATGATTTTTGGCTCGCTCACTTTGAACCCCTTCAATTTTCCGTACCCGTGTAGGTGCGCCAAGGGACCTTGACGCCGTTGACCAGAAATCCCCAGTCACCGCGCCACTTGCTGGTGATGAAGAGGGTGATGACGCCGCCGGGGGATACCTGGTCGATTCGGTGGTATTCGCCGTGTAGCAGCTGCGCGGTGTCGCCGGGGCGCCGATCGATGTACTCGGTGGCCTGGGCGTTGGCTGGAACGTTCAACCCGGACAGTACCGGGTCTTCGTGATCGAGCAGCCGCTGCTCCGTGTACCAGCCGCGCAGGATAATCGTCCGAGCGTTCCATGGGTGGTCATGCAGATCTCGGTCTTCGTCCGGCCGCATGATGTGGTGGATCCGGAAGGACCACGGGAACCACCAGAGCGCCGGCTTGTGCGTGGTGCGGGAGTAGGGGTTGAACAGCCACCAGCGGCCCATGTACCTCTCGGAGCCGTCGGCGGACATGATGTGCTGGTACGGGGTGAGTTTGGCGCGGGCGATCAACCAGTCGGCGATTGCCGGGCGCGCGAGCAGCTTGGCGGCCAGGCGCCAGAATAAATCGAGCATGAGGTCGTCCTATGCCGGGTCATGCCCGGGCGGTAGAGGGGCTGAAATTTTTGTGTTGCGGCGCAACGCAGGTGCTGTGCGATCTACGTCGTTTTTTTCAACCAGCGTTCATCCTTAAGTTAGTTATTACCCTCTTGAATAGCCTGAAGCAGGGGTTCAAGATAATGCTCAGTTCGCTGTGAGTCGCTGCAGTGATCGTCAATTAAATTGGGGGTTAATATGCCAGTCGACTTTGAGCGCGCAGCCGAAAACGCAAGAAAACAATTTGATTCAATGACAGATGAAGATCTTGCGAAATGGCAGGCTGCAAATGATGAAGAGCACCGGTCTCAGCACATTCGTTTCAGGCAGGGGTATGAGCAGGGTAAGTGCTACCTTTGCAATAAAGATTTTAAGACAGTGAGTAAAGATGATCCGTGCTTACATTGGCTGCTAAGGCTTGGGAAATTCAAGCCGAAGGATATTAAGCTCATTGGTGGGAAATTTGGTTATATTCAGGTTGCGGCCTATCTGCGATGGTGTGCCAATGAAGAAAGGCTTCTTGCAAATATAAATGATATTGAAGAGGAAGCTTCTGAAGGGAAGTTCCTGAGTTCAACAATTCGGTGGAAAAATATCGAATGGACTTTTGATTGTTCGGCAAACGATCTCGCTGGGCATGGGGGTAGCCATTCCAATTTTCCGCACTATCACTTTCAAATGAGAATCGATGGTCGTCAATTTATCAACTTTAACGACTATCACCTACCTTTTAGTGATGCAGATTTATTGTCCTTCCGGCTTCGCAATGAACCCGGATTTCATTTCGATTTTGGTGTTCATGGCGCTGGGATGTCACACGCCATGCAAGTGGATCCAGAGCTTATTATTGAGAACACGATTGTTTCTGCTTCGGAAGAGGACGCTGGATTTGGTTTTTCTACCATGATCATGTCTAAAAGCGGCACCATCAATGGAGATGATATTTATAAGATGATCCAGGAGAGCAAGCGGACTGGGAAGTCAATAGCAAGCATCTCGCGGAAATTCTATGAGAATGATGAGAGCGTGAATATCGGAACGATTATATCGCCATCTGATAGCGTTCCAGAGATTACTCCAAGAACAGAGATGAAGCGCCGATAATAGTTTGGCGTGATTCGTTGAAGTGGGGTATTTGTGTTCGGCCCGGCATGGAGCCGGAAGGAAAGACTTATGTTCAAAAACCCAGAACAAGACTCAGACTTAATCGTAACTATTCATCATGAATGCTTTTTAATGAAAGCGAGTTTTGATGAGTTTGAATTTCTTGCCAAGAAACAAATTCTGGCATCTTTAAATGCAGTTGAGAAAGTTCGACTGTTCAGCGCCTACACATCATTCCTTCATCATCTTTACGAATTTTACGTCGCTTGTTTTATGCGAGAGCAAGGCAGCGATGATGGATTTTCGGGAAGGGCCGGCTCAGAAAAGAAGGACAAACTTTTCTTGGGGGAGACCCATCGAGTGTTTCAGCAGTTTTGCGATAGATTGAAGGCTGGGTGCGGCTTAGGCTGGGAGAATGACCTTTCGTATTACGATGTGGAGATACCAGAAGATTTCGCGAAGAAGTTCAGAAGAATTAGAAATAGCACTGCACACGCTATAACTGAGAGAAACTCTGATGACAACAATTTGACGGACTTTTATGAGAACTACCATAAATTCATATATGAACTATATCGAAGTGCTCGTAACTACTGGGGTAGGTTCGATGTTTCTAATCTCGATATGAAGTCTATTGGAAGCTTTTCTGTAGTTGTAAAGAAAGATGGTTGATAGTTCAGGTCGGGCCAGCTCAGCTAACCCTCTGTTCCTGTCTTGGCGAACGCTTCAAGTTGTCGCGACTGCTTTTCAGTAACAACGATTTCAGGTCGCGACATGCTGGCGAAGCGGGCGGACTCTTCGGCCGGCGCCGCGGCGAGGTTTAGCAGAAACGTCGACACTGTCTCCTGCCATTCCTCGAAGTCGTGGCGCTCACCCAGCACCTGAAGAGCATCAGCGAGCGCTTTCGACACAATCAGCGTGCGCTTCTCTGCGCCGATCCGGTCCAGCAGGGCTTTCTCCTTGGCGCGCTTGTCGCGTTGAATCTGCGCATTGTCTTTGGCCATTGCCTGCCTCTTCAATTCCGTGGGCCGGTAGATCCAGCCATGTCTGTCGTCGGCGCTGGCGCACCTGGTTGTTGATGCGCTTCACTTCGGCCCCGGGAACTTGATGTTGTTCTCGCGAGCGATGAGCCTGGCGCGTTTTGTTTCCATACCCATGGCCTTGGCCGCTTCGATGACGGTGTGCCCGGCGTCTGCCAGTTCCTTGAGGCGTGGCGCCTGCTTGTTGCGCTCAATGCGCAGCTTGTTGCTGTGGGAGGTGCCGAACATCATCTCGCGTTCGCCGCTGACGCCCGGGGCGATTTCCTGCACGGTCTTTCCGGCGCCGAAGAAGTGGTCCAACTGCTGGTTCAGGTTCGCGATGATCGAGTCGCGCGGGTTGGGCATTGGCTGGCCGATCATTTCCGTTCACCTGTCAGTGCGACCTTGATGCCGTCGGCGCGAGCCTCCAATACCTGGGCGAAATTGATGGCGTCTCTCCACGTCCAGCGGAAGCCCTTCACCTTGCCGGTGGAGCGCTCGACGATGTGGTAGGCGTTGCCCTTGGTCTGGACCTGATAGCGTAACTCTGGCACTGGCTGCTCCTTGCCGATCAAGGCGTAGAACGCGGCGGTGGCGATGCTTGAGCGAATGCTCAGGGCCGCAACCCCGTCGATTCGCTGTTGAACTGATGGATGCATGGCGATTCCTCGATGGGGTTGCGTGTATTCGTCAGCACTCTGTCCGCCTGCTGGTTGCCGTTGGGCGCAGGGGAGAGTGCTGGCGGATAAACGCGGGCAAAAGAAAGGCCCGTTGGACGTTCGGGCCTTTCACAGGTGCGGTGATTTCTGGTCATGGTCTATTTCATGGCGGTCGCCCTCAGTGGGAGTGGAGTGGAAAAACTATTCCGGAAAGGTGCAATTTCTTTCCGGTCCTATGCAGGGGGCCGCATTGCGCGGTGAAGAATCGTCCGCATTGGGGTGTGATCTGAGCGCAAGCGCACTTGCCGGAAGCCCGCGTCGGACGAATCCAGCTCTACCAATCAGGCAGATCACATTCCGATGCGGCCTGGTGCTGGGGAGTACCAGGGCCTCGGGCAGTTAACGTCAGGCTGACGTGGCGCTGGTTGTCAGGCGGCGCAACGTCGAGATCGGTTCTTGGCGTCGAGCGCCTTGAGCTTGAGCACGGCTGTTGCGTATTGCGGATGATTCGAGCCCAGACGGCTCACTTCGCTCAGAATGCTGACCCGGGCAGCCCGAACATGCTTGAGCGCCTGGTTAATGTGATAGGAGCGAACGCCAGCGCGGTGTGCGAGATCACGAGCGCTACGGCAGTGCTCTTTGGCAAGGATGGTGTGGGTGTCGATTGACCACTGGTTGATTGAGCTTGCTGTCTTGCCTGCATGGTCTTGGACTTTCATCGTCGTGCCCTCGGTTGTCATCCCGCTGCCCACTCAGTGAATGGGCAGAAGTGATTCTTTCCGCCATGACCCGCTACTGGCGTCGGCCACAGGCTTGAATCTGTTGTCTCGTCTCACTATCAGTGCCGGTTCCCCGCGCACCCCAGCTCGACTTTCCGTCCCGTTTAAAGAGCTTGGTTCCAGTCGGTCCCCGGTAGGGGGCTGGGAGATCACTTCGCTGATCCCGTGCTACCTGGCGGCTTCACCAGTCGTGTGGCGCGGCTTTCGCTGCTGGGCCTGTGCTTCTGTTTGGCTTGGAATACAAATTAACCGGCGGTATACGTATCGTCAATACCGGCGGTTAATTTATTTTTTGCGAGAATGGCATATGCTTTGATGATTGCTGTACGTATATACAGTTGTCAGGGAGCAGCTATGGCCAAGTCGCAAAAGCAAAAACAAGAGGAAAGGTTTGTTATGTCGGGGGTTGAGCGCTTGGGGCTCAGGGTTTCGTCAATGATCAATCATCCTGTCGCGCAGACTCAGCGCTGGGTGACGGTTCATCGGCTGGATACAGATGGCGATCGAGAGTGGGAGGAGGTGATGGGCTTGCTATCCGAGACCGACGGCATAGACATGACGTTCAACGACGACGAATCGGTGACGCTGAGGTGGGAGGCGAGCACCGAGGAGGATCGCCCTGTAGAAGTGGAGGATGCATTTGAGGTGGAGGAGGTTGCGCCTTTCTGAGGACGAAAAAAGCCCGCTCAATGGCGGGCTTTCTGTTTGGGGTCAAATCCATTTGTATGCTCAATCTGCGCTCCATTCCGTGAGCGTTTCGTGAAAAGCATGTCGCTTATACGAAAAGCCCGGCGCTTGGCCGGGCTTAGTCAAAAGGTCCGCGCTGAGTCAGTGCAGCACCTTACGACTCTCTCCAATCCTAATCCGATCTAGCGCCCGGTTTAATGCATCCAAAGCGTCGAGCAGAGCCTTCGCTTCTGCTTCCCGACCATCTCCCCAAAGGCGCTCTGCCATTTTGTTGAGGGCTTGGATAGACCTTTCGATGTCAGCAGCATTGGCTGTTTTGGCACCTGATGCCTGATTCTTTGTCATTTCAGAACCTCTTCCCCCGCGGAAGAGCTACAGGAGCTGAGCATTCCAGACGAGGAGCACCTTCGCCTGAACGTAGGTCTCATCCGCCCTGATCGTCTGCGGCGGATGCCTATCGTTGTCGGAAATCATCTTGATCTGCTCGTCACCCAGCCACTGAAGGCGCTTGATGTAAAGGTGACCCTCCCAAGAGAACATGTAGATCCCATCTCCCGCGAATTCACGGATGCTGATGTCGACGAGTAGAGGATCCCGGTGCTTGATGGTAGGTGCCATCGACTGGCCCCATCCGGTCACCATCTTGAGATGAAAGTGCTCTTTGAACTCGACGCCCATCTCGCGCAAGTGCTGAGGGCTCACCCGGACATCCTGCAGCATCTCTGGATAGTCATGCGGGATCTGCCCGCCGCCCATTGCTGCGCGCACATCGTAATGGGCGATCCACACCTCGTCACCGACAACGCCAGGGCGGTAGTAGTCAATTTCGATGGCGCCGCCGCCATTGTCACTTTCAGCAGCGGCGAGTAGTCGCCTGCGAGCCTCCTCAGATAAGCCCTTTCCCTGCTTTTCGAGCATCTGCCGAACCATGTCGGCGGCGGAGCTGCTCTGTGATAAAGCGTTGGTTTGCTCCGCAGCTGCTGTAAGGCCGCTAATTTCATTCGCCAGGCGCTTGCTGAACTTCTCAACGGGCACATCAAGCAGGCGCGATAACACCGCGGCAAACTTTACGTTCAACGGGTTGGTGCCATTCAGGTACATCGCGACAGCTGCGGCAGAGATATCAGCCGCTTCCGCGAGGCTCGCTTGAGTCAGACCGAGGGCGTTCTTTTTCGATACGAAAAGCGCCTTGGCGGCGTCGCACTCTGCTTTTAGCTCTGGGGAAAGTTCTTTCTTTTTGCTCATCCGTGAAATTTAACCGTTGGTTAATTTATTTGCGTCAACCGGCGGTATTGCTAGAAAGCTAACCGGCGGTTAATATTGGTCTCGTAAACACCATTCGAGATTTTCAGAATGAAGCAGATCCCACTAACAGAGCTGGTTGCTACGAAAGGGCAGGCCTTTGCGGCCAAGTCTCTTGGGGTCAGCCCCGCTGCAATCAGTAAGGCCATTTCCGCCGAGCGCAACATTTCCGTCATCTGCAATGAAGACGGGACCTTTGAGGCTCATGAGCTCAAGTCCTTCCCGGCGCAGGCATCACCGAAGAAATCAGCTGCTTAACCAACCGGCTTCCTCCTTGTCGCGAGGGAGACGGTTGCGCGCTCAAAGCCGCGCAGCTCATCACCGCCGAGACGATCACGCAAAGGTCCGGCAATCCGTTCGAACGCAGGCCACAGCCTGAGTTGAGACGAGATGGGAAGGGTGGAGGCCAAGGCAACCACCAGGCAGCAAAGGGCGGTTATCTCGCCTTGCAGTTCTGAAGAGTCGGTCATGGTTGCGCCCTTGATCAGTTATTGAAACGAATGATCGCCGGGTTGGCATTGCGCCACCACGGAAACAGTAACGAGGTTTTACGAATGGACGAATTTCTGCGGGCTTGCCAAAGCGCGGTCCTGGACAACGAAGCAAAGGTGTTGGCCGGCCAGATGGGTGTTCCCCACGTCAGCCTGCTGCAGCGTGCCAATCCCGACAACGATGCCCATCACCTGACTATTGAGCACCTGTTCGGGATCTTGCTGCACACCGGCGACATGCGTCCGCTCGCCGCCCTGGCTGATCAGTTCGGTTTCGACCTGGTGAAAAGGGCAGCTCCGGCACCGAAGGAGCTCACGGCTTCGATGATGAATGTCGGCAAGGAAATCGCTGATCTGACCCTGGCTGTGCACAGCGCGCTGGATGACGGCCGCGTAACTCAAATCGAGAAGCAGGCCATTCGGAGAGAGATCGAACATGTCCGTCACGAGCTGAGCGTGATGGAAGAGTCGGTGAAGGTCGCCTGAATCGCAGACACAAAAAAGCCGGTGGCTAGACCGGCTTCTTCAACAGCAACACACTTGAGGGGCCATTATGAACACCAGCACCGCTCCAGGCAATACCCGCCGTGTCGCGACACTTTTTCGGCAAGAGCAAAACGTGTCGCGACACACAATGTCGTCTCGCGAGATCGCCGATCTGACCGGCAGCACGCATGACAACGTGCTGAAAACCATCCGCGCCTTGGTTGCAAAGGGTGTCGTTTCTTCAAACGACACCCCTTACGTTCATCCGCAGAACGGCCAGGTCTATCGCGAGTTCCTGCTCTCCCAGCGCGACACCTTGGTGGTCGTCTCCGGATACAGCGTCGAGTTGCGCGCCCGGATCATCGATCGCTGGCAGGAACTGGAGGCGAGGGCGGATCAATTCCAGATCCCGGCGACCTACGCCGAGGCTCTCCAAGCTGCTGCTGATCAGGCCAAGGAAAACCAGTCGCTTCGCCTGGTGATTCTCGATCAGGAGCCAAAGGTCGCGGCTATTAAACGACTCGCCTCTGCCGGCGGCGCGATCTGCATCAGTGATGCCGCCAAACAACTGCAGATGCCACCCTCGAAGCTATTCAAGTGGCTTGAGAAGAACCGGTGGATCTTCCATCGCGGCGGCTCCAAGCGTTGGACCGCCTACCAGCCGCGAATCACTTCCGGCTATCTGGTCCACAAGGTCACCGCACTGAAAAGCGACCCTGAGACAGGTGCGGACCGCGCTGCCTTTCAACCCCTCGTAACACCGAAAGGCCTTGCCTACCTGGCCGAAAAGAATATCGGAGCCTCGCTGTGAGTGTTCAAGCTATGTCCTGGGCGCTCTCTCTGCCCATTGAGTCCCTGAAAGACTCGAGCGCGCGGCACGTGCTGCTGTGCCTTGCCAACTATGCCGGCTCGAACGGCGCTGGCGCCTTTCCGTCTGCCTCGACCCTGGCACAAGACACCGGCCTGTCTGAGCGTACCGTGCGCTACAAGCTGGACGATCTGGAGAAGGTCGGCCTAATCCAGAAAGGCAACCAAGCTATCGCCGCCGTGCACATCGATCGTCATGACCGTCGACCAGTCGTTTACGACCTTCAACTATCGCGGGGTGCAAATCCTGCACCCCGTACAAAACGGGGTGCAGATGACGCAACGGGGTGCAACTCACAACAGAACGGGGTGCAGCCTGGAACAGAACGGGGTGCAGAATCTGCACCCAATCCGTCACTGAACCATCAGGTAACCGAAGAGCAGCTGCAGCGCGATTTGGCCGACGAGATCGCGCAGCAAGAGCAGGTCGCCGCCGAATGCCCAGCGGCAAACCAACGCTTCGCCATGTTCGCCACCTGGGTTCCCCCGACCAAAGCTTTGTCCGACCAGATTGCAATCGCAGGGCTACCCGCCGACTGCGTTCCCGACGAAGCCATCCGCAAGTTCAAAGGGTTCCACTGCGCCAAGCCGAACACCCTGGATTCAGCTGCCGGCTGGTGCTACCGCCTAGTGCAGTGGGTTAAGCGTGAGCGCGTTCAGGCCGCTGGGCGCGGGCAAGAACCTGACTTCAACGACACCAGCTGGGGCGATGACCTAGGAGGTCTGTGATGAAATCCGTATCGAGCGTGCTGCAAACCCTGTCCAACGTTCCGAGCGCAGAAGTCGTGCCTCTCAAGGCGGATACGGGGACCGTGCAGGTGATCAACGCATTGTTCCGTGAGTTGATGGCGATCTTTCCAGCCTGGAAGCAGGCCTGGCCCGATCAGGAAGCGATCAACGCGGCGAAGGCAACCTGGACCAAGGCCTTCATGGCTGAAAAGATCACCAAGATCGAGCAGATCCGCTTCGGCATCGAGCAGTGCAGGAAGGCCGGTTCCGACTTCGCGCCGAGCGTTGGGAAGTTCATCGCCCTGTGCCAGCCCACTCCCGAAATGCTCGGCATACCGCCGCTCGATACCGCGTTCCGCGAAGCATGCCGCAATGCCCATCCATCGATGGCCGGCCAAGCCACTTGGTCACACGACGCGGTATGGCACACGGCGAAAGAGTCGGGGTTCGAGAACCTGAACCGTCTCGAAAGCTCATTGGCCAAGAAGTTGTTCGAGCGCAATTACGTGATCACCACGCGCCGCCTGGTTGATGGTCTCCCTCTGCAAAAAATGCCCCTGGCGCTTCCCGCTCGAGCGGAAGGGCGCCGTACCCCTGAAGTCGGAAACAAGGCCTTGGCCGAATTGCGCGCCCGGCGCGCCGGAGCAACCCAATGAGTGCACTCGCAAAACAAGTTTCGGGCGGCCATTACAAGTCGCTCAAGATCCAGCCGATCGAATACATCCATGCAAATGGCATCCCCTTCGCCGAGGGCAGCGTCATCAAGTACGTCACCCGTTGGCGCGAAAAGGGCGGCATCGCCGATCTGGAGAAGGCCAAACACTTCCTTGAGCTGCTGATCGAGCTTGAGCAGAACGCGAGGGATCCGGAATGAAGCTGTTCAAGGCCAAGATCGCCCGTGCCAAACCAGTCGACCGTGAGGGAGCAGAGCAAGCGGCGTTGATGACCGAGTTGCGCATCCGTCTGCCCGAGGTTGCTGACTTGATCTACCACGTTCCGAACGGTGGGCATCGGGTGAAAGCTGTCGCCGCGAAGTTGAAGGCCCAGGGCGTGAAGGCCGGGATTCCCGACTTGGTCCTGCCCATGGCCCGTGGTGGTTTCTTCGGTCTATACATCGAGTTCAAGGCTACGCCGCCGAACGACGCGGCCATCTCTGACAGCCAGCACGAACGGATTCGCAAGCTCAATGCTGAGGGTTATCTCGCCGTGGTGTGCCGTGGGCACTTCGACACGATGGAGCAGATCCGCGCCTACCTGCGGCTCGCTCCGACAGTGGTGGCCGCATGAGCAGCGCCGCCGTGAAGATGTCCGACGCCGAAATCAAACGGCAGGCTTGCGGCAATGTCCGGGATTTGCGCGACGTTGAGAATCGCGGCCTGTACCTGCGTTTCACCAAGGCTCGTGCCCGGGCATCCTGGTACTTGGTGACCAAGGGCGAATGGAACTTGATCGGCAGCTATCCCGACCTCAATACCAAGCAGGTGGTTGCTGCGCTGCCTGCCATCCGCCTACGCCTGGAGGCCGGTACAGGTGCCAATCTGTCGAAGTGGTCCACCGTCGGTGAATTGCTGACCTGGTACGCCGAACGCATGTCCCGCGACCGCAACCTCTCCAGCAAGCGCAAGAAGACCGGTGCCTCTGCCATCAAATGCCACCTAATGCCGCGCCTGGGCGACCTGCCTCTGACCGGCATCGACAAGGCGACACTCGACAGCCAGCTAATGTGGCCGCTTCAGGAAAGCATTTCCATCGACTACGTGCGGTCGGTGTTCCAACTGCTGGCCCTGGCTTTCCGTCAGGCCGCCAAGCTGGGCCTGATCACCTCCAACCCGATGGCGCCGATCAAGTTCAACGACTTCTCCAAGGCCAAGGTCGGGATCAAGCCGTCGCGGTTGCGTGGCGTCCAACTGGAAGGACTGTTGGGGCAGCTGCTCGAGGTCCTGCCCGGCGCGCCGCTGGATGCCATGTTGGCGCTGATGATGTTGTGCCACGGCACCCGGATCGGCGAAACCCGCATGGCGCGCTGGTCGCACATTAGCCTGGCCGAGCGTGAGTGGTTCATCCCTGCCGAGAACACCAAGACCGGTGTCGAGCATCACCTACCCCTGACCGAGCAGGTGTGCACGCTGCTGGTCCAGTACCGGGAAGGTCAATACGCCCAAGGTTATGACGGTCAGTTCCTGTTTCCTGCGCGCAATGGCAAGGCGCTGGGTGAGGCTCAAGGCTGCGCCGTGTTCCGGCGGCTGGGGCAGGGCGAGTGGACCAGCCACGACCTGCGCAAAGTCGCTCGCACCGGCTGGGCAGACCTCGGTGTCGATCACCTGATCGGTGAGCTGCTGATCAACCACGCCATGGGCCATAACGTGAAGGTGTACATCCAGTCCGACGTCATGGCCCGCAAGCGTGATGCTCTGGAGCAGTGGCACGCGCATCTAGATCAGAAAGGCTTTGCAGCGATTCACGGATTGACCGGCTTTAGATTTGAAGATTCCGGTAATCCGCTGCAAGCCGCAGAACAGAAGGCTTGCGAGCCTATTCAAGAATCAACCATAGGCGAGGTTTAAAAATGGATAAAAGGACTCACGGACCCGCCCTGGTGCGCAGTTTGATACCGCTCACCGAGTGCCCGTCTTGTGCCGGGAAAGGGATCATCAAAGGGGTGTTTCACGAACTCGACTGCATCGGTTGTCACTCTTCGGGTTTCGTTCATGCCCAGACCCTGGAGCCACTGTTGATCGAAGATCTGGTGCTCCAGTTGGGGCGGATGGTTCGCCGGGAACGCAGTCAGTTGATCGGCAAGAATCGAACACGCTGCATCGTTGATGACTACCAGCAGAGCAATAGCCGCGGCGCCGGCCGCTCGACTTACAAGGGGGATTGAGACATGGGCATTTATAAAGATGTGATGAGCACGCTGGTCCGTGTACTGGCCGCCGACAATATCGACAACAGCACCAAACAGTCGTGGCAGAAGTTGATCGATGCCGATCTGCGTTCAGGTGGTACCGGCAGCTCGCTATCGGTGCGTGACAAATTCGATTACGACTGCTGCCTCTACGCGCTTCTGCACCGTCAGCTTGATCCAGCTCAGTGGGATGTGCTGGTCGCGAAGTACTCGACGCACAAGGCCAACAAGGTCGCCGCCATCGGCCGCCTGGTTGCCCGTATGACTTCCCCAGCGCCGCAACTGTTCATCTATAAGGCGCTCACTGCTTGGGCGATTCCGAAGCTGAAGGGCGTCCAGACCGGTAAGCGTTCCACCGACATGATCGTACTGCCCTCCGAGTTCTACGACATGAATACCTGGGATCCGGAAGGCAAGCCTGAGTCGACGCGACGCCGATGGAAGACAGGTATCGCGAAGCGTCTTGAGTCACTGGAAGAGGCTGCGGTGATCCACGCGACTGAGATATTTGACCGGGAAGAAATCTTCATTGACGCCGCTTGACGCAGTGGCGGAATGATCATAAATTAGCCCCATCATGTCGATCTTGCGCGTTATGAGAGACGACACAATAAAGCCCAGCCGACCGCTGGGCTTTTTCTTGTGACACGAAGTAACTCAATTCTGTAAGGCAGCTATGAACCTTTGGTACTTTTTTGGTGGATTTTTACTCCTCATTTTCGTGGCAAATCCTTTGCTGAGTGCTTGTGAGGCGTTACCCCAAAAAGCTCAGAATGCAATTGCTTTAGTCATATTCACGCCGGTTCTTGCCCTGATGGTCTGGGCCGTTTGGTTCATGTTTACTGGACAGGTTGATCCTTCGTTTAATAACGACTACATCAAGCGCTAGCTCGAAGAGCGCCGACGCTTAACTTGGTGCTTCTTACATACTGATCAATTCAAAAGCCTCGCCATCGTGCGGGGCTTTTTCGTTTTCGGCTCCACCACACCCATCGCTCCGAGCTGGGAGTGCTGTTGGTGCCGATCCTAATGCACTTCCCGAAAGGGAGGAATCGAGATGCCGAACATGCCTGAGAAGGATCCCGGACTGTGGGCCGCTGTGCTTGCCTGGCTGGTTTTGCATCAGCCACAACTTTTCGCCGCCGGATTGTCCGTCGGCATCGCGGTGTTGCGAGTGATGTATGGCGGTGGCACACGTCGTCAGATGTATCTGGAGGGAGCGTTGTGCGGGTTAGTCACGCTGTCACTGGTGCCCCTACTTGAGTGGATGGGGCTGCCGCAGAGCATGGCCACGTTCGCAGGCGGTGCTGTTGGCTTCCTCGGTGTGGAGAAAGTTCGCGGCTATTACGATCGTGCGGCGGCTCGCAAGGTAGAGGGCTGATGGCGTGCGGTGGATGCGCCGCTCGGCGCGACTGGATCAAGAAGTGGAGCAAGGTGGCGTATGAGCGATCCATTGATCTCATTGCTGGAAAGACTGGTAGTCGCCCAAGAGAACACAGCTCGGTCGATGGACCAGATAGCCGGCAGGTTGGACCTACTGATCCAAGCGATGGCCGCTGATGAGCCGGAGGATCCGGATGCGCCGCCTCTGACATACATGGATGGCACGCCATGCCGCTGAGACCACAGAAACCATGCAATGCCCAGGGCTGCAACGTGCTGACCCGCAACCCTCGCTATTGCGAAGCGCACGCGCACCTGCTCAAGAGTCATGTGCGAGAGAAGCCTCGCGAGACGAGCGCTGCCCGTGGCTATGGATACAAATGGCAGCAGGCCCGTGCTGGATGGCTGGCCAAGCATCCGCTTTGCCGACACTGCGAAGCACGTGGCCTGGTGGTTGTGGCCACCGATGTTGACCACATCGAGCCGCATCGTGGTGACATGAGCCTGTTCTGGGATCGGACCAATTGGCAGTCCCTGTGCCACCCCTGTCATTCGGTCAAGACCGCGGCCGAGGACGGCGGATTCGGCAATGCCGGACGGCCGAAAGCAGAAAAACCGTGAAAAAACAGAGAAATCGGGCCAAATGAGAGCGATTAGCGATCAAGGGGAGGGGGCGGGTCGAAAGTCTGGGCCTTTTCGCTTCTAGACCGCGCCCTCAATCGTTTTTTCACACCCGCGAAATTAAAAATTCAGGAGTTGCGCGATGGGAGGCACCGCCACGGTCGCGGGCCGTGGTCGCAAACCCAAGCCGACGGCCAAGAAACAGCTCGCCGGCAACCCAGGTAAGCGAGCGCTGAATACTGCTGAACCTGAGTTCTCCAAGATCACCGACGTTGACCCGCCGGAGTGGTTGAGCGAGCGGGCTGCCATGATGTGGAAAATGATTCTTCCCGAGTTGCTGCGCGAGAACGTCGTGGCCCTCACGGACCTGCACAACGTCGAGGCCTTCTGCACCGCCTATGACAACTGGCGGATGGCTCAAGAGTCGATAAGAGACAACGGCATTGTTGTGGCCGGCGCGACCGGTGGGCCGGTGAAGAACCCCGCGCTCACCGCGGCCAACGAAACGATGCGCCAGATGGTGACCTTCGGCTCGCTGCTGGGCCTGGACCCGTCGAGTCGAACTCGGCTGATAGGCGGAAACAAGGAGAAGGCCACCAACGAATTTGCCCAACTACTGAGCTCATAAATGACCAAAGCCCTGCACCCCAACGTCGACAAGGCGATGGCGTGGGGCCGGTCTTTGCTCCGTGGAAAGGTCCCGGCCTGTCGATACATTCACCAGGCGGTGCAGCGTCACTTCGATGACTTAGCCGCCAGCCGCAAGCGCGGCTACCGCTTCAAATTTGATCCGGCAAAAGCCGAGAAGAAACTGAAGCTCATCCAGCTGCTGCCGCACACCAAGGGTGAGTGGGCATTCAAACGACAGCTGATCAGCCTGGAGCCGTGGCAGTTGTTCGGCCTGGCCGTCACCTTCGGCTGGGTCAAGAAGAAGGGCGGTCACCGCCGATTCCGCGAAAGTTACTGGGAGGTGCCGCGCAAGAACGGCAAGTCCGTGGTGGCCGGCGGCGTTGGCATCAGCATGTTCGTAGCCGACGGTGAGTTCGGCGCCGAGGTCTACTCTGGCGCGACCACGGAGAAGCAGGCGTGGGAGGTATTCCGGCCGGCCAAGTTGATGGTTAGCAAGTCGCCAATGCTGGTGCAGGCTGCGGGCATCGAGGTGAATGCCTCGAACATGAACATCCCGTCCGACTTCAGTCGCTTCGAGCCGCTGATTGGCAACCCGGGCGACGGCGCTTCACCTAGCTGCGCGATCGTCGACGAATATCACGAGCACCCGACATCAGCCCAGTACGACACCATGCTCACCGGCATGGGCGCCCGGCGGCAGCCGCTGATGTTCATCATCACCACCGCCGGCGCCGATATCGAGGGGCCGTGCTACGACAAGCGTCGGCAAGTTATCGAGATGCTCGAAGGCACTGTGCCAGACGACGAGCTGTTCGGTTGGATCTGGACCCTCGATGAGGGTGACGATTGGACCGACCCGAAGATGCTGGCCAAGGCCAATCCGAACCACGGCGTGTCGGTGTTTCAGGAGTATCTGGAAAGCCAGCAAGCCCGGGCGATCCGCTCCGCGCGGTTCACCAACACGTTTAAGACCAAGCACCTGAACCTCTGGGTCAGCGCAAAAGCCGGCTTCTTCAACATGGAAGACTGGAAGTCCTGCGAAGACACCACGCTGACGCTCGAGCAGTTCGAGGGCCAGGAATGGAATGCCGGTTTCGACCTGGCGCGAAAGCTGGATATGAACTCACGGGCGCGCCTGTTCTGGCGCGTTATTGACGGCAAAACGCATTACTACAGTGTGGCACCGAAGTTCTGGGTGCCGTACGACACCGTCTACAACAGCGACAATAAGCGCATGTCGGAGCGATTCCAGGCATGGATCAACTCCGGGCATCTTGAGGTTACCGACGGCGCTGAGATCGACTACCGCGAGATCCTCGAGGACACGAAAGAAGCCAATCATCATGCACCGCTGCGGGAGTCTCCGATTGACCCCCATGGTGCGACGGGCCTGAGTCACGACCTCGACGACGAGGGTTTCAATCCAATCACCATCACGCAGAACTACACCAACATGTCGGACCCCATGAAGGAATTGGAGGCGGCCATCACCGCGGGCCGGTTTCATCATGACGGTAACCCGATCATGACCTGGTGTATCGGTAACGTGATTGGCAAACATCTGCCGGGTAACGATGACGTTGTCCGCCCGATCAAGCAGGGCGACGACAACAAGATAGATGGCGCGGTGGCGCTGATCATGACGATAGGCCGGATACTCGCGAATGCGGATGTCCAGGGCTCTGTCGACGACTTCCTCTCCAGACCGATGAGCATGTAATGGCAGACACCGACTACAGCATTGACCTGCGCACCCGCAGCCCATTCTGGGCGCGCATGGCGAGCTTTTTCGTCGGCGGCCGGCTCGTCACACCGGAGAAGGGGTCGCAGACCGGGCCTGTGTCGGCATCCGGCGTGGTGGGTGACTCAGTCGTCAATGACGAGCGCTCGTTGCAGATATCCACGGTTTTCGCCTGCGTACGCTTGATCTCGAGTGTTACGGCCTGCATGCCCTTGGACGTATTTGAGACCAAGGGGGATGACCGCAAGAAGGTTGGCTTGGACAATCCGTTAGCGCGCCTTCTGCGATATAGCCCCAACCAATTCATGACGGCGTTCGACTTCCGCGTTTCGATGACCATGCAGCTTTGCTACTACGGAAACGCTTACGCCTTGATCGAGCGCAACAGCGTCGGCGACGTGGTCAGCCTTGTTCCCCTTATGTCGGTCAACATGGATGTCCGGCTTGAGGGGAAGCGAGTTGTCTACCGGTACCGTCGGGACAATGCATACGCCGACTTCAAGCAGAGTGAAATCTTCCACCTCAAGGGGTTCGGTTTCAACGGGCTCGTAGGGTTATCGCCGATCGCCTTCGCTGCGAAGACGGCAGGCGTCGCTGTGGCGATGGAGGATCAGCAGCGCGACTTCTATGCCAATGGCGCGAAGTCCCCGCAGTTGTTGATGACCGGTGAAGGGAAAGTGCTCAACAAGGACCAGCGGGCACAGGTTGAAGAGAATTTCAAAGAGATCTCTGGTGGCCCAGTTAAAAAACGACTTTGGATTCTTGAGGGTGGATTCACCACCCAAGCCATTGGCGTGAGCCCGCAAGATGCCGAAACGATGGCTGCGCGGAAATTTCAAGTCAGCGAGCTTGCGAGGTTCTTTGGTGTGCCGCCGCACTTGGTGGGAGATGTTGAGAAATCCACCAGTTGGGGTTCCGGTATTGAGCAGCAAAACCTTGGATTTCTTCAGTACAGCCTGGATGCGTATCTCGAGATTTGGGAAGGCTGCATCCTGCGCTGGCTGGTCAAACCTGCCGATCTGGGCCGTATCCACGCCGAGCATAATCGCGACGGGCTCTTGAGCGGGGATTCTACGGCGCGAGCAAATTACATGAAAACCCTGGTCGATACTGGCCTGCTCACAATCAATGAAGGGCGCCGCGTGAACAACAGGCCACCGGTTGATGGTGGCGATGTAGCCACTCGGCAATCACAGAACGTTCCGCTCACACATCTCGGCCAAACGAACCCCGCTCCCAGCGGGGTTTAGTTTTTCTGGAGCTACCCAATGTCCAATATTCAAAAGACCTTGGCCTTTGACCAGGTCGAGATCAAGTTCGATTCGTCTGGAAAAACGGGGACGTTCGAGGGCTACGCGAGCGTCTTCGGCGTGGTCGACAGTGATGGCGACATCATCATGCCTGGCGCATTCAAAAAAGCGCTCTCCAGCCAGAGCCGTCAGGTTGGAATGTTTTTCAACCATCGCACCTGGGAGTTGCCGGTAGGTAAGTGGCTGTCGCTCGAAGAGGACAGCAAAGGTTTGCTCACACGCGGTGAGTTGACCCCAGGGCTATCGGTGTCCACCGATCTGCGGGCCGCGATGGAGCACAAGACAGTTGAAGGCATGTCCGTCGGATTCACCGTCCTTAAAGACGACTTTGACCTGATCGGCACCGGCCGAGCGTTCAAAAATGTGCAGGCCCTTCGTGAGATCAGCATCTGCACCTTCCCTGCCAACGAGCAGGCGACCGTCGAGTCCATGAAGAGCCTGGAGTCGATCACCACCATTCGTGACGTAGAACACTGGCTGAGGGATTCGGCTGGCCTTTCAAAGTCGCAAGCCCTGGGCTTCATCGCCAGGATCAAGTCCGCAGTTCGGAGCGATTCCGAAGGTGGCGAAATCACCGCGATTCTCAATCGCCTCAAAACCTTTCCAACTGTAGGAAACTGAACCATGTCTGAATTGGCCCAGATCCAAAAGGCAATCGAAGACGCGCAAACGAACATGACCCAACTGTTCGATGCGCAGAAAAAAGAAATCACCGAGACCGGTGCTATCAGCAAAAAGCTGCAAACCGATCTCCAGACCGTTCAGGAAGAGCTGAAGACTGCTGGTACTCGCCTGTTTGACCTTGAGTCGAAACTGGCTGGGGGCGGTCTGGATAATCCACAAGCCAAGAAATCGTTCGCCGAACGCGCCGCCGAAGATCTGAAGAAGAACTGGAACGGCTCCACTTCCGGCAAGGTCGACGTCAAGAGCTTCAGCAAGGCGCTGGGTTCTGGCGGTGCCTCGGCAGGCGCGCTGGTTCAACCACAGCAGAACCCGGGCATTCTGATGCCAGGCCTGCGCCGTCTGACCATCCGCGACTTGCTTGCCCAGGGTCGTACCTCTTCGAACGCCATCGAGTACGTGCGCGAGAACGTGTTCACTAACAGTGCAGCACCGGTCGCAGAGGGCGCACTCAAGCCCGAGTCGCAACTGACCTTCACCAAGGAAACTGCGAACGTCAAAACCATTGCCCATTGGATTCAGGCATCGCGCCAGATCATGGACGATGCGCCGATGCTCGAGTCCTACGTGAACGGGCGTTTGCTGTTTGGCCTGGATCTGGTTGAAGAAGGCCAACTGCTCAACGGTGACGGCACCGGTGACAACCTGATCGGCTTGAACAAGGTGGCAACTGCTTACGACACTGCTCTCAACGCAACCGGTGACACTCGCGCCGATCAGATCGCGCACGCCATCTTCCAGACCAGCGAATCCGAGTTCGAGGCCTCCGGCTTGATCCTCAATCCGCGCGACTGGCATGCCATTGCGCTACTGAAAGATGCCGAAGGTCGTTACATCTTCGGTGGCCCAGCGGCTTTCGCTGCCAAGGTGATGTGGGGCCTGCCAGTGGTTGCGACCAAGGCACAAGCCCAGGGCACCTTCACCGTTGGTGGTTTCGACCTGGCCTCGCAGATCTGGGATCGGATGGATGCGACGATCGAGATCAGCAACCAGGATCGCGACAACTTCGTGAAGAACATGCTGACCATCCTCTGCGAGGAGCGTCTTGCGATCACGCATTACCGTCCGACCGCCATCATCAAAGGCGCGTTCACCGTACCAACCCCATAACCACAGGGCCGGGGCAGGAAACTGCCCCGGATGCTTGCCATGATTAAAATTCGCGCGTTGCGGCAGTTCTCGCACTACCACGCAGGCAGCTTCGATCAATTCGAGATCCGTGAGGTCAAGGAAGAATATGCCGAGGCGTTGATCGGTATGGAGTTGGCAGAAGAGGTTGAAGCCGATCCAATCCTTGAGCCAGAGCCAGAGCCAGAGCCAGAGCCAGAGCCAGAGCCAGAGCCAGAGCCAGAGCCAGAGCAAAGCCCAAAGAAAGGCGCTAAAAAATGACCGTGGCCATTGCTGATCTGCTCCCCACCGAGCTGATTCGCAAGCACCTGCGTCTGGACTATGAAGACGAAGACGACCTCATAGTCCTGTATGGCGAATCGGCGCTCGCTTGGGCGCTTTGGTTTTGTGACAACCCGAAACTCATTGAGGTCGAGGATTTTCCGGCGAGCTTTAAAGCCGCGCTGCTGCTGTTGATTGGACACTCGTACGCGAACAGGGAAGCGGTCGTGGTTGGCACTATTACTGCGGAGGTGCCGATGGCCGTTGAATCTTTGCTGTGGTCCTCCCGCAATTGGTCGGGGCCGCCTGACCCAGTGGTGACGCCGTGAGAGCCGGACTTTTACGCCATCGGATCACGATCCAGGAGCCCGGTCTGATTCAAGACCCAGACACGGGCGAGATGATTCCGGGCTGGGTCACCGTCTGGGAAAAGGTGGCTGCCTCGGTCGAGCCGTTGAGCGCTCGCGATCTGATCGCGGCGCAGGCGGTCCAGTCTGAGGCATCGGGCCGGGTGGTAATCCGGTACCGCGCCGGCGTGCTGCCTACGATGCGCATACTGCACCGCGGAGACGTTTACGAAATCCAAGGGCAGCCATTACCTGATCCTGTGTCGGGCCTGGAGTACCTCACGATTCTGGTGGCGAAGGGGGTGAATGATGGCTGAAAGCATTGAGTTCAGCCTGATAGGCATCGATTCGCTCCTCGGGAAACTGGAGTCCATCAACTATGACGTCAAGCGCAAGGGCGGCAGGTCGGCTCTTCGCCGCGCTGCTCAATTGGTCGCCGAGAAGGCCAGAGAAGGCGCGGTGCGCCTGGATGACAAGGAGACCGGTCGATCCATCGCGCAGAACATTGCAGTGCGCTGGAACGGTCGGCGCTTCAAGGCTACGGGCGACTTGGCATTTCGTGTCGGCGTCATGCATGGGGCGGTGCTGAAGGAAGGCGGCAACAAGTCCGAGAACTCACCAACGCCTCACTGGCGGCTTTTGGAGTTCGGGACGGAAAAGATGCGTGCCCAACCATTCATGCGCAACGCCCTTGCGGACAACATCAGCGCGGCCACCAACGAGTTCTTGAGTCAGTATGAAAAAGCCATTGACCGAGCGATTCGCCGTGCGCAGAAAGCGCGAGGTTCGACTTGATGAAGCCTGCACCAATTTTCTCCGTCTGCGCTGCCGATCCAGGTGTCACTGCTGTCTTGGGGGCGGTGCCAACCAGGCTCTATCCATTCGGCGAAGCGCCGGAGGGAGTCGCGAAGCCCTATGCGGTCTGGCAGCTACTCACGGGGGCGCCAGAAAACTACCTGTCCGGTAGGCCTGACATCGATGGCTACACCCTTCAGGTCGATGTGTATGCCGCTTCCGCAGGCGATGCAAGGGCCGTGACGCAGGCGATCAGTCACGCTATTGAATTGAAAGCGAATGTCACCCGCTGGGGCGGGGAGACGAAAGACAATGCAACAAAGTTGTGCCGGTCGAGCTTCGACATCGACTGGCTTGTACCCAGATAGCAGAACCCCAACCTCTGCCCGCCATGTGCGGGTTTTTTTATGCCCGACACTTGGAGAACGCCATGTCGATTCTGTCCCAAGGGACCCAGGTCTACGCCCTGGTGCCTACCGCAGGTAACCCGTCGGTCTTCGAAGTGATGGAGATCGAGTGCGCAACTGCATTCAGCCCTGGCGGTAACCCAGCCGATCAAATCGAGACCACCTGCCTCAGCGAGTCGGTGCGCAGCTACATGCGCGGACTACGCACTCCTGGTCAAGCGACCCTGAGTCTGAACGCGGACCCGCGCAACACTTCGCACGTGCGTCTTCATCAGCTCTCGGAGGATGATTCAATCGAAAGCATTCGCTGGGTAGTCGGCTGGTCTGACGGCAAAGGCATAGCTCCCACGGTGGGCACCAGTGGAGCGCTGGCTGCCATCAGCCTTGGCGCAGCCGGCTCTGGCTACACTACTGCACCAACCGTAGCTATCACTGGCGGTGGTGGCACTGGCGCGACGGCTACCGCGGTCGTCTCTGGCGGCGAAGTGACAGGGTTCAACATTACCAACGCAGGCTCTGGTTATACCTCGGCTCCAACCATTGCGATGACCGGCGGTGGTGGTACTGGAGCATCTGCCACTGCCGTGCTCGGTGAGGGTGATGACTTCGTGCTGCCGCCTACCCGTACCTGGTTCCTCTTCGATGGATATGTCTCGGACTTTCCGTTCGATTTCGCTGCCAACGCGGTCGTGACAACCGCGGCCACCATCCAGCGCTCGGGCGGCTCCGCCTGGATTCGCAAAACCGCATAAGGGTAGGTCATGAAACTCAGCATCCAAAATCTCAAGGAGGTGGGTGCCTTCACCGGCGCCCCGGTCGAGAAGACCATTACCTGGAAGCAGGGCGAACAGGAGTTTACAGCGACCATCTATGTCCGGTTGCTCGGGTACCAGTCGGCTGTCAGCGACCTCATTGCTGTTGCGGGTAAGCATGACGGTGTTGCCGGCCGTATCGCCTCCTGCATATGCGATGAGGCTGGTCAGCCGATCTTCAAGATTGGCGACATCACCGGCGAGGCTGATCCAGAGCGCGGCGCGCTCGATGGAAATCTGACCGTTGCACTGCTCTCCGCGATCGGTGAGGTCAACAATCCGGGAAAGACCCAGAGCTCACCGAATTTGAGGAAGTCGAGCACGAGCTCGCAATCACCCTCGGATGCACCATCGCCGAAGCCAGAGAGCGAGTGAGTCTGCCCGAGTTCAGGCGGTGGGTGGCATATCGAAACAAGCGCGGTTCCCTCAACTTCGGTATGCGCATCGAACGAGGTTTCGCTCTGTTGGCGACGCTGTACGCCAACAGGAATTCGGACAAGGTCAAGTACAAGATATTCGACTTCATGCCGCATGAGTCGGAGCCCGAACTGACCTTGGAAGAAGCGATCGCCAGCTGGGGCTGATTCCTCTCAACAATATGAACAAGCTGGGGTAGCAATGGCTTCAACTCTCGGAACGCTCACGCTCGACCTTATCGCAAGGATTGGCGGTTTCACTGGTCCTATGGACAAGGCTGAGGCATCCGCGCGCAAGTCGGGAAAGGCGATCGCAGAGTCTGCTGATGTTGCGGCCCTGGCTTGGGAGGCTCTTGGCGAAGTAGTTGCTGGCGCGATTGCAGGCCTTTCTGTTGGCGCGATCTTCACGGCCTTCATTGCGGAAACGCAAGCGGCGGAAAAGGAGCAGGCGCAGTTGGCGGCCGTGCTTCGGTCGACAGGGGAAGCGGCGGGGTTCAACCGCAACCAGTTGAACGACATGGCTGACGCCATGGAAAAAGCTACCACCTTTTCAGGCGGCGATATAAACCAGGCCCAGACTGCGCTGCTGGCCTTCACTGGAGTCGTCGGCAACCAATTTACCCGAGCCCTGCAGGCTGCTGCCGACATGGCCGCGCGCACAGGTATGACCGTGCAGCAGGCCGCAGAAACGATTGGCCGTGCGTTGGACGTGCCTTCTCAGGGGCTCACATCCCTAAGTAAACAAGGTTTCCGCTTTACCGAGGAACAGAAGAAGCTCGCAGAATCGTTCGAGTCTACAGGTGATGTTGCGAGCGCCCAGGGCATCATTCTTAAATCGCTTGAGGAGTCGTATGGTGGCGCCGCCGCCGCAGCCCGTGACACCTTCGGCGGTGCTATTGATGGTCTGCGGAACACAGTTTCTGGGTTGCTGACGGGGGAAGGTAGCCTTGATACCGCCAGGAGCGCGATCGAGGCGCTTAACGATGTCCTTTCTGCTCCTGAGGCCAAGACGGCCATCAACCTAACTGCCCAGGCTGCATCAGCCCTGGCTGTGATTCTGGCAACTCGGCTTGCTGCGAGCGTGATTGGCACTTCGCTGGCGTTTGCTGCTGGTCAGGTTGAGGCTGTCCGATACCAGCTCGCCCTTGCTCGAATGGCAGGTGTTGCACCCGGAGCTGCGGCTGGCATCGTCAGTGTTGGCGTTGCCGCGCGCGGCGCGTCTGCTGCCATGGCACTACTGGGCGGCCCGACGGGCGTGGTACTTCTGGCAGCTAGCGCGCTGGCCTACTTCACCCTGAGCGGAGACGACGCCGATGAGACTGCATCGACCCTGACGAACAAGGTCGACTTGCTCAATCAATCGTTCGATGGTTTCACCAAGAACCAGGCGGCTGCCGCGCTACAGGAGATCAACAAGGACCTGCTTGATGCGCAGCTGAGCGCTATAGATGCAGAAAGCGCGGTCAGACAGTACCAGCGCCTTCTACGCGAACATCCGTCCGATGCTCGACAACAGGAGTGGAATGAGTCCCTGATCGCTGCTCAGGGCGAGCTCGACACTGCACGGCAGAAGGTTGAGGCCTTCGGTGAGCAGATCAATGTTCTCAACGGGATACTGGCTGCCTCTTCGGTCGTCGAGCAGTCCAAGGCATACCGCGACCTGGCCAAATCCCTGGACGAGCAAATTTTGCTTTCTGGGAAAAAGACGAACGCCGACAAGTTGTCAGCTCGTATTGGTGCTGGTCTGATCACTGGCTTAAAGGAGGGGGAGGCCGATCTACTCATCGCGAAGGCCAAGACTCTAGATACCAGCGAGGCGGCGGCGGACGCCGACAAAAAGCGGGGGGAGGAAGCGAAGCGTGCGGCCACTGCGGCAGCCAATGCCGAATCGGCTACGCAAAAGCGCGGCGCGGATGCGATCACCGATTACCAGCGGCAGATCGCGCTCATAAATACCACCGCTGACGCCCGGCAGAAAGCCACCGAAGTCGCCAAGCTTCAGTTCGAGATTGAGTCAGGAAAACTGGTGGGCATCAATGCTCAGCAGCAAGAGCGCCTCAAGGGTTTGGCCGAAGAGCTGGATCGCCTGCAGAAGTTAAAGCAGGCCAACGAAGATACGGCCAAGGCACGAGCTTTCGGATCGACACTGGATGAGAGCAATCAGACGGCCCGAATGGGCTTCGAGATTGAGCTCGCTGGGTCAGGAAGCGGTGACAAGCTAAAAGAGCGCCTGAAGGCTGACTTGGCAATCCAGCAGGACTTCAACAAGCAGTTGGCTGATCTGCAAAAGCAGTTCAACGGGGGGGACATCAGCGAAGAGCTGTACAGCCAGGAAACTGAACTGCTGCGCGAGGCTCTTGCCGAGCGAATGATGCTCCAACAGGACTACTACAACCAGCAAGATGCGGCCCAGAACAATTGGCTTGATGGCGTGAGCTCGGCTTGGGAGAACTACCGAGACACCGCTGTTGATTATCAGCAACAGGCGGCTGACTTCACAACCAGCACGCTCGACACGCTCACCAGTTCTGTCGGCGATGGTATTGCTTCAATGGTTCTCGAGTCTGAAAGCCTCGGCGATGCCTTCGTCAACGTGGCGTCAACCATGGCGAAGAGCATCATTAACGCGCTTGCACAAATGGCGGCTCAATGGCTGGTGTATCAAGCGGTGCAACTCGTCGCTGGCAAAGCAACTCAAGCCAGCGCCGCGACCACGTTGATTGCAAACGCCCAGGCCACCTCGTTCCAAGCTCAGCTCGCAGCCTTTGCGAGTACAGCGGCGATCCCAATTGTTGGCCCAATTCTCGCTCCTGCTGCTGCGGCTACGGCTGCCGGCATCACCGCACCAATGGTTGCAGGAGTCGCTGCTTCTGCCCTCGCGGGTATGGCGCACGACGGCATCGATTCGGTGCCGGAAACGGGTACGTGGCTCCTCCAAAAAGGGGAGCGGGTCACCACCGCTGACACCAGCGCCAAGCTTGACCGGACGCTTGACCTGGTTAGCAAGGGAAGCAGCAATCGCTCTTCAGTCGTCAACTTGATCGAGGACGCCAGTCGCGCGGGCCAGGTCAACCGTCGTCAGCTCTCCGAGCAGGACGTCATCGACATCTACGTCGCGAATATTCGCGGGGAGGGTGATATCCATGAAGTCAACCAGGCGAAGTACGGGTTGAAGTCTCAAGGCGCGTGAGTGCGCGACACATTGAAATCTGGAGTGGCAGATGAGCAACCCAATAAATGTCTGCTACGCCTCTGGCGGGCCGTTACCGATCAACACCATCGAGGCTACCTGTTCTATCTGGTCGACCCCGATCCTGTTCTGCGACGGCTACGAGGATCGCGTCTGCGGTACCGAGGATTCGCGGGTGCTCGTCTTTAAAGCCCTGGCCCTGGAGCAGGCGCTGCCCAATCAGGATAACAGCGCCTTCCAGAACATCATTCTCGCCCTGGACAACACCAGCGGAGAGGTGCAACTGAAGGTCGAGCAGGCCAAGGCCGCGAACGCTCGCATCACTCTGATCTCTCGGCGCTACCTGGAGGGGGATTTTAGCTATCCAGCGGAGCGCTACCGAATGTCCCTGCTGAGTCGTCAGTACGAGGGCGTCACCGCCACGCTGACGTGCGGCCTGTTCGACCTGCTTGGCACGGCCTTTCCGCGCGACAAGCTGAACCCGAATGTCGCACCAGGACTGCTCTACGTATGAGCCAGCTCAGTAAATACCTGTCAGCACCCTACAGAGATGGTGCGCGCGGCCCGCTGGCCTTCGACTGTTACGGCCTGGTCATTGCCGTGCGACATGAAGTGTTCGGCCTACCGCTGCTGCCTTCGCTGGGTGGCGTCGGCCGGGCCAGGTTGCGTGCGAACACCGTCGCTTATCACGACCTCAAGACCGGCATGAATGAGTGCGCGCCAGAGCCTGGAGCCATTGCCGCCGCCTTCAAGGGCGACTATCTGGAGCATGTCGGTGTAATCGTCCATCTGGATGGACAGCTAAAGGTTCTCGACACCAACCCAGGCGGCCCCCGCATTCGCCCTGTGCGCGACTTCGAGTCGTGCTATCAACGAGTGGTTTACTACCGATGATCGAATTCTTCCCCAACAAGCTGTTCGACACCGCGCCGCTGGCCACCTTCACTACCCGCGAGCGGATGACGATCGAGGCGTGGGTCAAGCAGCAGACGGAATTCTATCAGCGCGCCCCGGTGCAGCCGATCAGCGTGGCCGTAAATGACGAGTTGATCTGTCCGACGCTATGGCACAAGGTCAAATTCAAGCCATCTGACCGCGTGCAGATCTGGCGCGAGCCGAAGGGCACCGACCCCTTTACCATCACCGCGTTGCTATTCAAGGGCGTGAAGGCCATAGGCAAATTGCTTATGCCAAAAATGCCAGGCATGCCATCCACTGGCGCAACCGCCCAGGGCGACCCAATCGACGAGGCCAGCGCAAAGGGCAACAAGGTCAAGGCGGGTGACCCCGTGCGCAATCTGGCCGGACGGCAGAAGCTCTATCCGTCTTACTTGGCTGAGCCACGCACCTGGTTTGCCGGGCCTCGCGAGCAATGGACCGAGATGCTGGTTTATGTGTCCGCCGGAAGCGTTCAGGCTAACCTGAGCGACATCAAGATTGGCGAGACGCCGATCATCTCGCTGGGTTCTGAAGCCATCTGCAACGTTTATCCGCCCGGATCGAGTGTTGCCGGCAACAGCGCCTCGATGCTCTGGTACAACGTCAAGGAAGTCGGGGCCAGTTCCAGCGGCTCGGCAGGCCTTGAAATGACCGTGTCCGCCGCCCTGACGCAGACAGCGACCGCCTCGGCTTACCAGTTCAACGGCACAAGCATATCTATCCCGTCCGGCGCCGGTGCATTCCCAGCAGACTGGGAAAGCGGACTTATCATTCGTGTTCTGACGCCCTACGAATACACCGTCGTCGATGGCGGGGCAGGGCGCGATATTGTGCGCGGGCCGCTGGCCATTCTGAATCCGTTCCCAGGCATGCTGATCGAGGTCCAGGGCGCCAACGCCGGGTATTACGTCGTCAACACGTACACCCCGTATGCGCCGGCGGTGCCGCCAACCTCCGGAACGCCGTCGACCGTGCTGGGCTCCAGTGTCCCGGCACGCTACGACTACAACGTCACGCCGCTGACCTTCACCGTGTCGCTCGGCTCGACGCCTTACTCGGTCGCGCTGAACACTGCCACAACCAACCTCGCCGGCCTGGTCTCGGCGATCAATACCGCTAAAGGCAGCGCTCCGTTCATTGCCAGTGCCTCGTCGGGCAAGGTTCTGCTCACGCAGACCGGAGCGAACAACGGGTTGGCGCTGGTTTCGTCCGGAGGATCTGCCGTGCTCGGCTCCAGTCCAGTCAATACGACCGGTACTGCGGCGTCGTCCGGCACGCCTGAGCAGCCGGCTGAAATGACCCTGGACTACACCGGCGGCCAGCCGGTGGTCGGCCTGGCGCTGGGTTCCGGCTTGGCCACCATCGGGCCGATTGGTCTGCGCTACCGGATCACCGCCTTCAGCTCGTCGCTGATGACTGTCGAGCGTCTGACTTCGGCCGGCGCTGCCGATACCGGGTGGCCCGGTTTTGCGCTGATGGAGACCGTCAATGGTCTGATCACCCTCGATTCTTCGAACCTGGAGGGTGGCTATCGCGGTCCATTCGGCTGCGCGCCCAAAGGCGAGCTCGTCACCGAGTTGGAATGGACGGTATTTCACCCGAACGGTCTATGCGGCATCGGGAGGGAAGGGCAGATTTACCCGGTGCGCTCGTTCCATGCGTTCGAATATCGGGACATGGATGCGGCCGGGGACTGGACTGTGATCAACATTGAGCACTTAGGCGGAACCCGAGACGCTCAGGGATTCACCTATCGCGCGACCTTGCCTTATCCGATGCGGCCAGAGGCGCGAATCAAGAAGCGATTCGTGAGCCAGCCGGGCCGTATTGATGCCGAAAAGCAGGACGACATCAGCTGGTACAACCTGCGCAGCCTGCGCCAGACTCGCCCGGTCACTTACCCGGGCATGACGGTGATGGCGCTGCAAATCCGTGGCGGCGATCGCCTTTCTGCCCAGTCTGAAAGCCAAGTCAACCTGATCGCCACCCGAGTTTTGCCGGTGTACACCGGTGGCGCTTGGACCGCTCCGCAGCCAACCCGCGGAATCGTGCCCTGGTGCCTGAACGTGCTGAAGTCGCTCGGCTACACCGACGCCGATATCGACCTGCCAGAGTGGGATCGCCTGCACTCGGTGTTCGAGGCTGCCGGTCAGTATTACGACGAGGTGATCGACGACACCAGCACGGCAAAAGACCGGATCAACGATGCATTGGCATGCGGCTATGCCGAGCTGACCATCAAGAACGGCTTGGTCAGCCTGGTTCGTGATGAGCCGCGCGCGGCGTTTGATATCACCTACGGGCCGAAGACGCAGACATATTCGCCGCAGAACATGACCAAGCCCCTCAAGATCGAAGGCTCGATGCCGTCGGTCAACGATTTCGATGGGGTGGACGTTGAGTATTACTCGAATCTGACGTGGGCATGGGAAACCGTGCCGTGCCGTTGGCCGGGCGATGCCGGGCTGAAGGTGGAAAAGATCAAGTTGCCGGGCGTCGGCGATCGCGATCGCGCCTACCGGATCGGCATGCGCCGTCGCGGTCACCAGTTGTTCCGCCAGGACACCTACGCATGGGAAACGGAACTCGCGGGCATGAACTCGGGTTACCTGAGCTTCTGCGCGGTGGCCAGCGACACCCCGGGCCTGTGTCAAAGCGCACAACTGCGCAGCGCCACGGCATTCGGCGGCGGGTTCTTGATCGAGTCGACAGAGCCAATCGACTGGTCGGCGCCAGAGCCCTACCGAGTCGGTATCAGTCGCCCCGATGGAACGCTTTCAGGTCCGTTTCCGGTCACCGCGATCGACGAATACCACCTGCAGATTGCCGATCTGGATTTCGAGCCAGACACCAGCATGACTTTGGAACTTCCGCAGTTGCTTGTCGGCCCAGCTAGCAAGTGGGCATATCCGGTCTTAGTAAACAGCTCACTTCCATCCAACGGCAACGTGGCGTTGAAGGGCATGCCTTACGACGCCCGCGTTTACACCTACGACAGCGCCATTGCGCCCGCATAAGGACCGGCCATGATTGAATACCCAGAGGGATTACCGGCGCCTCTTCGAGAGGGCTACGACTTCATGCCGGTGAGTCCCATAGCACGTACGCAACTGACAACCGGTCGGGCAATACAGCGTCGCAGATTCTCATCAGTTCCAACTGTGGCTTCGGTTTCCTGGATGTTTACAGATGCGCAGGCACAGCTTTTCGAAGGCTGGTTCGAGCATGTTCTGCTCTCTGGAAGCCTGTGGTTTCAGTGCCAGCTAAAAACGCCAATCGGCTTTGACGATTACCAGGCTCGCTTCACCGACATTTACAACGGGCCAACGCTTGTGGGTGTGAGCCTTTGGAGATTCACAGCCAACCTCGAATTGCTCAAACGGCCAGTTGTGGATGCTGCATGGGTACTGTTCGCGCCTGAGTACATCCTGCAATCAAACATCTTTGACGTCGCGATGAATAAGGAATGGCCGGAGGCATGAGCCTAACTCAACACAAAATCAAATTGCCTATCTGGCCAAGCATGCCTGGAGCTACAGCATGACAATTTTCGCCACATTCAACCCGATCGGCAGCACCCACCCGAAAGATCTTATTGATAACGCCCAAAATCTCGATTACCTAATTCTCGGCCCTGCGCCGGCGTATCCAGATCGGAGAAGCGTCAGCCGCCTATCCTGGGCTGGCATTGAGGCCGCGTTTGCTACGGCACAATCCCAGCGGGCTGCTGATTTCACCGCTGCCCAAAGTCAACGCGCCAATGATTTTACTGCTGCCCAAAGTCAGCGTGCCAATGACTTCACTGTCGCGCAGAATCAGCGGACCAGTGACTTTAATGCCGCACAGGCCCAGCGCGCTGCAGACTACGCAGCATCTGAGCAAAGTCGCGGATATGAAAACCCTGTTCCATACGCCGCGGGCATTGTACTGACCCGGGTTACGCAGCTGATCCAGTACAATTCGGAGCTGTACAAGGCGAAAGCCGGCACCCTGCCGTGGACCACGACCGGGATCTGGGCGACCGACTCGGTCAAATTGGTTTCCATCGGTGATGCGGCTCTTCGCCAGCAGCTTGCCATGACTGGCGGGGCGAGCCTGGTCAACTATTCCGAGCGCACGGTAAAAGACAAGCTTGATGAGCACCGCAGCCTATACGACTTCGTTGCAGCAAACGCTGGAAACGTTACGGTAGCCGTCACCGCAGCCGAGGCGTCCTCATCCGAATACATCGACCTGGCCGGCGGAACGTTTCAGGTGGCTTTACAAGGCGCCACGCTCACCAAAAAGTATTACGGCGGCACGCTGCTGGTGCTCAACCCTGCCGGTAATTACGGAAAGCTGAAGAACCAGGCGCCAGTAACCGATGTGCAGGTCGCTCACCCGCGGACAAAGTGTCCGGTCGTGGACTGGTCCGGCCTCAGCGCACTTTGGCTCGGTACGTCCATTCCTCACCAAGGGGTAGGGGTCGATGGATACCCTGAGCTTTTTGGTAAGACAATGGGGGTCGGCGTCACCAACATGGCGTGGTCAGGATCGCACGCCGGCTACGACGTTGGCGGTGACGCATTTGCCATCAGTACCATCGCCGCGCTGAGCATGACCGAGGACGACCGCCTCGCAGGCCTTGCAGCTTATGGCCCGAGCAGTGCCTACAGCGACACTTTTGACCTCATCACCAAGCCATCGCAGATGACTGCTGATTATCGAATCAGGCAGGCCTTCGGCAATACCCAACTCGGGTACGGCGTTGTGATTCTGGACCATGCGCACAACGACATGAATCGCGCGCTTGGCACGAAAACGCCTGAAACCCAAACGGTAACCGGCGTGACTGTCGGCGCCACAACCTCGATCACCCTGTCTGCAGTCGGTACGATTGCGGTGGGCGACGCGGTGACTTTGCGCGTCACGGGAATCCCAAAGTTGGACTATCTTTCCGGCCGCGTGCAGACGAAGAGCGGAAACACGATCACTCTGAGTTACAACAGCACAGGACACACTGGCACCTTCGCTTCCGGCACCGTGACTAAGCTGGACCGATCCACCATCATGGGGGCGTGGAGCTTCCTTGTGTCGTACATCCGGCACTCTTCGTTCATCGCCCAGGGGGTGTATCCGGTCATTATTACGGCGGGCGCCCCTAGCGAGTTCACGAACAACGAGCCGACGCCATCCATCTATTCGGTAGCAGAGAAAGTCCGTGAGTTCGCGGATACGCTGAGCCTCGGCTTCTTCGACATTGCGTATTTCATGGATGTGAAGAAAGGCGATCAGCTCCGGTATTTCCCTGATGGTGTGCACGCGACGACAACCGCCACTCGCCAGGTACTAACGAACTTTTGGGTCCAGTGGGCATCGGGCGGGGCTGCTCGCGTTATCAACCGTGATGCAGTGATTCAGCGCGCAGGTACAGCAGCGTTTCTCAAGAATCACGAACTGATCTACGACGAATACACGGATGGATTCAGCACCCCGTCGCTCGTCGAGGGCAAATCATCCCTTCTGCACTCTGACGACTTCTCGTCTGGAAGCCTGGCTGCATATACGACTGTCGGTGCGGTGTCTATCGTTGACGCGCCATGGGGGGCGGGTAAGTCGATGCGAGCGGTTCCGCCGCCGGGAACCGGGGTGTTCAACTACATCCAGAAGGCTCTTGCATTTAACTCTGCCATTGATGCGTCATTTGATTTCTATATGACGAATCTCGCCGGCGCAACCTCTGGCCTGATTAGTTTGTTTGACTTGGCGAACGGGGCGGGCCTGAGATACCTGCGAATTTCTTTGGTTGTCACTGCTTCAGGTGCGTTCCTGCGGGTTTCATATTTCAAGAACCCATCAGCCGACGTTGTAACCATGGAGACAAACACCAAGGTGACGATGGGGGTGAAGCATACAATCCGGGTCAAGGTCAGAAAGTCGGTAACCGGCTTGCCAAGCGGGATTCTGTTGTACCTAGATGGCGTATTAATTACGCAGCGAATTACCGTAGACAACTTCGGCCAGACCAACCCAGCTGTGTTCATCCTCGGGGCGGTCGATAACACGACAGGGGTTACTCAAAACCTGTACTACGGGCCAATCTCATTCAGCACAGCGGCGATCTTGGATACCACCGTCAGGGCGTCTGGAAGTTTCACCACCAACGACGGGAAAACTGTCACGGTGGCCAACGGAATTATCACCTCAATCGTTTAATTGACACGAAAGGCCCGCGATCGTGCGGGCTTTCTTTCGTCGGGAGAAAACATGCCAATCACATCACAGCAACTCTTGCAGATCCTCCCAATGGCCGGTAAAAACGCCGGCGTTTTCGCGTCAGCCCTTGGCTTGGCCATGGATCAGTTCAAGATCAATACACGGCTGCGGATGGCTGCCTTCATTGCGCAAGTTGGGCATGAGTCTGGCCAGTTCAACTACGTGCGCGAACTGGGCGGCGACCAGTACCTGAGCAGGTACGACACCGGCCAGCTAGCTGCTCGCCTTGGCAATACGCCCGAGGCCGACGGTGACGGGCAGAAGTGCCGCGGGCGAGGCCTGATCCAAATCACCGGTCACGACAACTATCAGGCATGTAGTAAAGCCCTGTTCGGCGACGACCGACTGTTGCGCTCGCCTGGGTTGCTCGAGGATGCCGAATGGGCATGCAAGTCGGCAGCTTGGTTCTGGCATTCGCGCAACCTGAACGCCCTGGACGCTCGTGAATTCAATCAAATCACGCGACGAATCAATGGCGGTTTGAATGGCTTGGCCGAGCGTCTGGCCTTCTATAAGTCGGCGCTTAGGGTGCTGGTCTGATCGTAGATATATAATGGAAGGGGATTAGTCGGCCAGTACATCCAAGATGGGGAGCCCGAAGGCTCCATTTTCAGGAGTGAAGCTTACAGCGAGCCGTTTAGGTATCCACCTAAGAGAATTACGGCGACGACTCCGAAGACAGCGGCCAGAAGCCACAAGCTGTCCTTTATCGAAAGCGGTTCCGGAGGATCGTTGAACATTGGATCGGGATAAAACGATTCGTCTTTTTTGTCTTCCATATAATGTTCCTAACTAGCGTGGTGATCGCTTTAATTTTCCCGGGCGTCTCAATGGAGGTCCGGAATTTTGTTCGCAAGTTTTGCACTGTCACGTAACGAAGAATCGTATTTTTTAAGCGAAAATGCATGCAGTTTTTTTGCAAATACTGACCCTGCTTTTATGCTGTTGCGCTCTATCAGGACCCAAGAAGCGTAACCCAATATACAGCACAGCGTAATTGCGAAAATCTGGTTGAATACAATCCCTTGCTCAGGAAAATACTTCACTAACAACTGTTGAATAGGGAATCCCCAAAGGTATATTCCGTAAGAAATATCTGCTTTAGTTTTAAGTTTTATTATAGTGGTAAGGCTTGAAAGGTAGAGTATTGTAATGAATACGCCTGAGTACAAGACATATTGGGCTGCCGGGGATTTGCTCAAAAAGTAAAATAGAATCCAAAGGCCTGAAACACCGTAGATATTGATGTGTATATGGTCTTTGAATAAGGCGAGCATTGATCCAGCTGCGAAGCACGGAGCTAGCATGATGGCTAGCTTGGTCGTCGGCAAAAAACTGAGTTGATATTGTTCAGGCAAGAATGGGTTGACTGCAATAGTCAGGAATATTGAGAAGGCCACCCACTTATACCTCGAGCCTCCAATCATGAAGAGGGCGAGCAGAACGGCGTAGGCTGCTACTTCATAGGATATCGTCCAAAGAGAGCCATTAACTGCTGCTTTGAAGTGGTTTGTTTCAAATACGCCTGGAAGTGGGAACGTGGCGGTAAGTAGTATGTTTTTTGTTACATAGCTATACGTGCCTGACTCTCGAAAGTATTGATCGACTGGCAGAGTGCTGATAATTGGTCCTAATATTATCGCAGATACTACGGTCGTAAATATAAGTGCAGGCCATATTCGAAAGGACCTAGCAACAATAAAATCTATTGGGGATCGCTTTGTAATCAAACTGTTTGTGACAACTAATCCGCTGAGAAAGAAGAATATGTTGACCGCCAGTGAGCCTGAGTAGTCGTAGCCTAAAAGGCTGGCAATAAAATCTTTCTCACCACCGTGCGGAACTAGAGCGTAGGCGTGTCCGTAAATAACCATACATGCTGCAACTACACGAAAAATATCAAGATTATTATTTTCCCTGCTCAATAATGTAGCGAGCTTCATCCTGCATCGTCCTAAAATCAATGTTGCTGATAGAAAATTTGCGAAATTGCCGTACATCCCATGCCCGTCATCGAGCGGGCTTTTTTTCGTCTGGAGAAATTATGCCTGTAACCGAAAAAGATCGCGACGTTCTTGCCAGGACTATATGGGGCGAAGCTCGTGGCGAAGAGATCCTTGGCCAGATCGCTGTAGGCTGGACCATCCGTAACCGCGTGTTCGACGGCAACTCTAAGTCATGGTGGGGGGAGGGCTACGCCGGCGTGTGCCAGGCCAAGTACCAGTTCAGTTGCTGGAACAGAAACGACCCGAATTACCCATACCTAAGCGGCGTGAAACAGATCCCGTTCCGTGAGTTGGCGCAGGCGCGGATCGCGGCTGACCAGGTGATTGATGGGAAGTCGCCGGATCTCACCGGTGGGGCCACTCACTACTACGCAGCCAGCATGAAGACGCCCCCGGCCTGGGCCGCGAAGGCGAAGCAGACTCTGAAACTGGGTGGGCACATCTTCTTCCGGGACGTGCCATGACCCCCGTGGCGTGGAAGGTGGTCGCCGCGCTGGCGCTGATTCTGCTCGGCGTCGCCAGTGCCTGGCAGGCTCAGGGCTGGCGCTACGGCGCGCAGCTCGCCGAACAGTCGCGGTTGCACACTGACACCCTCAATCAGCTGGCCATGGTCGGCACCGCTGCGCAGAGGGCCGAGCAGGACAAGCGCCTGCTGCTCGAGCAGCGCCTTGCGGCCAGCGACCAATCCCACCACGAGACTTTGACCAATGTTCAAAAAGACCAGGCGCGCCTGCGTGATCGCCTTGCCACTGCTGATCTGCGGCTGTCAGTCCTCCTTGCCGAGGGGGCAGCCGGTGGCTGTTCAATGCCTGCCACCGCCGGCGCCGGCGGCGTGGTTCATGGCGCCATACGAGCCGAACTTGACCCAGCGCATGCTCAACGAATTGTCGCCATCACCGATGAAGGCGACCGGGGATTGATCGCGTTGGCTGCGTGCCAAGCCTACGTGTCGGAATTGACTCGCCGGCCTTGAAAAGAGGACGCGTGCGGATTCTCACCTTTGAGAGTTCGGATTTGGGTGCTCAGTTCGCTGATGTGCCTGTCTTTGGCCATCAGCTCACAGTTGCTCTTGATTTCGATATCACTGGCACGTCGGTTCGCACCAGTTGCCTCTGCCGTAGCGGCTGCGAGCTGGGCCCGGAGCGAGTCACGCTCCTTGGCAGCTTCGGCGTGCATTTCGACCAGGGTGAAGATTTTCCCTCGCGCCTCGCGCAGTTGTAGGTTCAGCTCTTCGAATTCGTTTTCGTACATCCGCAGCTGGTGCCGGCAGGTTTCGAGCGGGGTAGGGCTGCCGAGCCAGTCATCGGTGTCTTCGATTTCAAGCGAGTCCATGGGAGGGCCTTCTAAGTACTGTTTTTTTATACAGTAATCGAGACGCGTGCTTTTCGCGAGGGTGATGCGACGAGACGGTGGGTTTATGGATGGTATACGTCGGTAGGACACCGGGGGAGGATGGGCGCATCTCGTACCAGTTTCTGTACCAATTGATGTTCCCTTGAGGGCTTGTAAGGGGTCTCAACGAGCGCTGAAACCCCCTATTTAGCGCCTTTTGAATACGCCAGCTAATCCGCACACATAGAATTATGGCTAATTACGTCACGGTTCTTGCCAGCCCTCGACAGTGCCACTCTTGCTATCAAATTGCACGTACCCTTCGCCCGAATCTCCGTACTCCCAACTGGTGAAGGCGACATTCGATCTGACCTTTGTCGGGCTGCCAAGTAACCTTTCTACGTCTGCCTCCGATAGCCCCTTTTGAATCCTTCGCCAGTTCTCTTTGCCTGGTGGAATGGAGGGAGCAGCATTTCTCTGCCGCAGTTGATCCTCAAGTGTGGCTACGCGACGCTCCAGGGTGCGAACGGTTTCCTCAAGCTTATCCACTCGAGATTCGGCGGTCGACTGCGCAACGACCTGTCCGCAGGACGCGACGAGAAAGAAGGAAAGTACGAAAAGATGACGATGTGTAATCACTTGGTTCTCCCCTTGTATGGCTGTCCAATTGTAGTCAATCGGGCGTCATCATTACCGCAAGCGTCATTTTGATGAATTCCTCGTTGCGGTCGATTGCGACCAGGGCGCCACGAACGTTCTCGGCGATTTCGGTACCGCCGTGTTTCTCGACCCATTCTGTCAATTCCATGATCGCGGCCTCGAGTGCGAGTTGGTTTTCGTTGATCTTGAACAGCAGGGAAGGGAGCAGGTCGGAATGTGGCATCGCGGATCCTCGGTAATGAGGTCAGCGTAGCATTCCTTTGGATGGGTGGTTTCGTTCGGCAGGATGCCAGAGAAGGGGAACTACTGTAGGAATATACAACGCTAAGTTATTGATTCTTATAGGGCGATATGCTGGTTTTACGTGCGCTAAAAAACACCAGTTTTATCTTATAGATCAACCGGTTATGATAGCCTCACGGTCACCTTGACATGGTGGGGGTCGTTGGTTCGAGTCCAATCGCGCCTACCAAACAAAATCCGCTCTGCTGGGCGGTCTGGAAGGGCCCACCGAAAGGTGGGCCCTTTTTTGTTGTCTGGCGTTTGGTGCTCGTACAGAAGCCCCATGCGCAGTGTAGTCAACGCAGGAAATGCAAATGAGCGATGAGATCGATATTCCCGAGCATGAGCATGACCACCTGCTCGATCTTGAATTCCACGATATGGAGTCATTCGTCGAAGCGGATGCTCAGGGGATTCTTGATGAAGAAGACGAAGTAGATGATGACGTCGATTATCTCGATCAGTTCGATCAAGAGGATTGAGGCGCCAATATCAAAGGCTTGAGGAGGCGTGCGTTACCCGGAGTACCGGTCCATTGATCAATGGATGTCGGGTTGCGCTTCCGAATGAAAACCAATTCGATTTGAAATTGAACTGTCAGCGCCCAATTGCATCCAACCAGAACATGTCCATGTGTTTCGCTGATTTTTGAGCGGGAGTGCGTTGAATGGGGAGGCGAGCGATGATCAAGTTCTTTGCGGCGTATCTGACCGTTTGCCTTCTGCTTCAGTGGACGGTGGTGGAGGCGTCCTCGTGGATTGCATCCCATGTGCTTCTCAGGTGGATCCTCTAG